GTCAGCCAAGACATGACCGTGTGCCCAGCTGGCTACTATTGCCCTGCTGGTACACGCTCGACAACCTACGCAGTCCCATGCCCCAAGGGAACTTACAGAGATACCACCATGGGTATGGATGTGAGCGACTGTGGTCTATGTCCCGCTGGTTACTACTGTGGCGCTGTTGCCACTTCGGCACCAGTTATCTGCCCCACTGGTAAGTTCTGCCCCGAGGGTGTCGAAGTTCCGTCTGACTGTCCCCTCGGTACTTACAACACGCAAACCGGCAGAAAAGAGTCCCGCGAGTGCACTTTCTGCGATGCTGGCTACTACTGCCCCATTTTGGGTATGTCAGCCGTCGACACGACTAATAATGCGTGCGATGCTGGTTTCGTCTGCTATGGTGGCGCTTACAGACCCGAGCCAACTGATACGACTACAGGTGATATTTGCCCAGCTGGTGCCTACTGTGATGCCACTGGTCTCAATTACTGTACTGCTGGTAACATTGGTATCTTCTAGGGCGCTTACAGTTCAAGTGCGTGTGCTGCTTGTGAGAAGGGCTATTACTGTTTCGGTGGTAACACTGGTGCAGTGACGTGCCCAGCAGGTTACTTCTGCCCAGAAGGTTCAGCTCTTTACGATCAAACCTCGCAGAAGCCCCCAGCAGGTTACTACAACATCGCTGGTTAGGAGGCTGCCATTTCTTGCGCTCTTGGTACTTTCACGAAAGTAGCTGGTCAATCCTCGTGCACCAACTGTGAGCAAGGTTTCTGGTGTCGCACGATCGCGCTCGCAGACCCCGACACTGATGCTATCTGCCCTGCAGGTTTCTACTGCCCTTCACTTGATTACATCACGACGACCTTGTCAGAGCCTTACCACAGAAAGATGTGCCCAGCTGGTACTTACCAGGCTGGTGTCTCAATGACCAGTGATTCTGACTGCCTGGCTTGCCCGGCAGGTAAAGCTTGTGAGATCAAGGGTGACGGAACTGCAGCTTCATCTCTTCAGGATTGTGCTGCCGGCTTCTTCTGTGCTTCAGGAGCTTCCACCAGGTACCCCAAGGACCTCGTTACTGGTTAATACGGTCCTTGCCCCGTTGGCCACTGGTGCGCAGCTGGTACCTCAACTCCCACTGCTTGCGCTGCAGGCTACTTCTCGAATCAAGAGAGAGCAACGAGCATCAACTACTGTCTCATTTGCCCACCTGGCTTCATGTGTGCAACTGCAGGTCTCGCAGAGCCAACCGGCCCCGTTTCCTCCGGTGTCAGAACCGCCGACGGTATTCTCGAGAACGTTACGTGCAGCAGCTCTAACAGCGAGTACTGTCCTCTGGGTTCCTACACTGCTCTGCAGTGCTACTCTGGCTACTACCAGGATGTGGCTGCCCAAGGCAAGTGCAAAGAGTGCCCAGCCGGTTCTTACTGCATCAACGGTACACCTCAAAACTGCTTGCAAGGCTACTACTGCCCTTGAGACTCCAT